GCTAAGTCTGTATAGGGAGCATATGCACCAACGGTTTTACGCTCAGCATCACCGTATACACCTTTTAGGTCACGTCTTAATTGTTGATTGATACGATTTTGAGCAGCTATTTGTGCTTCAATTGAGTTAGCCTGTGCGTTTGCACCTAGTAAATTTGATACTACTCCTGCTCCTGCCATTGCTACGGGTAATTGCCACATATTTAAATCTCCTAATTCTCTACTAAGGCTGTGCCCTGTACGATTACTCTATTTGTTGATGTCAAGTTGGGTAGTGTTATTGTCTTACCATCTACTATTGCGACATCGTTTAAAAGTTGATTTCCGTCTACTACAAATAGAGCTGAAGGAAAGACTTGATAATCGTTCTTCTCTAACTCTAAAATAGACGTACTGAATGTCACACCCTCATCCCATATAAATAGGAAACTTACCTCAAAACCTGTATAAGATATTTGCTGTACAGTAGGTGCAACTACATTTGTTCTTGTTATATTACGTTCTTCATTTCCCCATTTACCAAATAACGAGTCACCTAGTTGAGAGAAAAACTTCAACCAACTATGTGACATACCATTATTCGTACTAATAGGGTCCCGGAGTGGAGGTCTATTTAAATTTATCATCTGTTCTTAGTCACCTCTGTAATAATACGAGCACCAAGAATACATACCTTCACTGGGTCTGATATCATTATTCTGAACACTCTCTTAGCTGAACGACCTAACATTCTCCAACGAGCTTTAGCTTGATATTCACCAATCTTACCCATTGATGTCCAGCGTTCACTTGACCAAGTTCTACCTGCATTGTTAGAATACTGTAACATAACCTGTGGGTCAGTTCCTTGTCCCTGTTGAATACCAGTGTTAGGTAATCCAAATTGGATACCCTGACCTGACTCAAAATCAATCTGGAACTCCTTATATATCACCTCACGGTAGTCTTCATGGTAAATAGGAGAAACAAATTCTCTAACGAGAGGTCTGCCATCATATTCAAGGTATCTATCCAAGTCTAATGTAAATAAACGAGCAGTTAAGCTATCTCCAACAATCACATTACCGAACGCATAAGTTGCAAATCTCGGTGCCCACACATTTTGGTTATTGGTATCTATCTCACGTGTTGAACGCTCATGAAATAAACCTGTGGTTAAATCATAGACAAAAGTTTTATTACCTTGAATGAAATTCATGATATAGAAAACATGTCCCTCTTGTTGATACGTAAAACCAACACAGTCGGACGTATCGACCATCTTAGCTAGTTGATATTCAACTGCATGATTTGAAATACGTTGAGCAGAATAACCCTGACTCATGTACACAATCCCATCACCTGCAGTGGATGAACCCACCCAAAATACCTGATTACCGATGGTTGTGATACTCTTAGGTGCTCCACAGCCGATTTGAGACCCTGTACCGCCAACAAATGAGAAAGGTAGGTCTAAGTTACCATCGACACGCCAAACCTCGTAAGAATTAGGCCCAAATAACCACAAATCGTCTTCATTAGCTACCATACCTATAATCGGGTCAAAGCTAGTTTCAGCAGATGCAAATGACAATGGGTCTATTACAGCTGCATTTAAGATATCCGACCAATAGAACTTATTATCGTTAGCTACATCACCAGGATTACCCGGATTTTCATCACGGTCATTGTTAATAATCACAATACGACCGTTGATTGCTACTACCTTACTCGGATATCTAAAACCTGCTGTAGCAAATGTATCGACTACCTGCGAAGTCTCTAAATCTAGGTCAAATACATAGTATTCAAACCCGTTTACAATCACAAGTGATTTTCCGTCATCAGCCATTGATACATCATTAGGTGATATCCCCAGAGATGCACCTTTAGCCTCGTATTTACCATCTGAGTATATCTCATATAGATTATTAGAGAACACTGCAAATAGACGACCTGTGGAGGTGTGGTGAATACCTTTACACGGACTATCAATAGGGATACCCAAGATAGGTGACTCACCTGTGGTTTCTACATCACCTGCTGTTTCTGCTAGGGATGATGTAGTCACTAAGGTCTCATAAGTGAACGTAGTTGAATTAACGATATATTTAATCTCTATAAAATCTTGGTTGTAATTAGATGTATTAGTAATGTTGATAATTTGTCCAGCAGCGTAGTTGTGGTCTAATGTAGTTGTAACAGTTACTACGTTGATAGGAGAACCATCACCCTGAATACTTGCGATAGTGCGGTCAACTACGACCTCACGAGTAAATGTCTTAGTTCCAGGAGTCCCAACCAGAATAACAGGTGACTTTGAACCAGCACCTGTCTGTTGTGGATACATATTTATACATGAAATAACCGAAGTATCTCTACTACGGCTCTCATAACTTTGATTGATAAAATCTACGATAGGCATCACTACCTCCACGTATCAGTGTTGATATCGTAACTGGTTCTAGCGAATGTAGCACTATTAGATAAAATTGAAGTGTACTTATCGTTAAGTCGCTTAATATCCGCTAGAGAGGATGCAGCCATAGACTTAAGTAACTGAACTTTTTCTAAAGCTCCGTTCATCACTGCAATACGGTATGCTAACTCTTGCTCAAGGAAAGCGATATAAGCAGCTCCCACTCTTACCTCACTATCAAACCCAAATGGACCCAGTGTTTTACCTGCAGTGATTTGATAAGCACCTTGGTCGGTTAATGGGTAGAGCTCTATAGTAGTAATAGGAAAATCCTTACGAGCTGTTGCAATAACTGGATAACCACCTGCGTTCTGAGTAAGAATAGTCATAGAGTCAAACTGGTCAGTATTCACCATGTCAATTGGTGTATATACCTCCGAATTCAGGTAAGATAATGTGTTGATAGTTGTTGGTTGCTCAGCAAATATGTCAACGTCAGTATATACCCCACTATTAGTGGTTAAGTTCGCAGTAGTTAGTGTTAATGTTGAACCGGCAGCAATTGTACCTGATATAGCTGGTACACCTGCCACTATCTCAAAGTAATTACCTGCCTCATCTGTTACACGCCCTGAATTTAATACAGATGTAACTGGTACATACAATTTAACACCATTTGAAACGATGTGTGCATTAGCAAATACAGGTGTGTCCCCTGTGCCATTCACATTATTCGTTAAACCTGTGATAGTACCTGTGATATAAGTATCAGATAAACCAGCAGCGTTAATAAGCTCTTTACCAATCGTAATCTTAGATGGTTCAAGTAGTGATGTAGTGGTATATATGTCTTTTGAATACGGGAAGTACTCCTGTTGGGAGTATTGTGCCGTGATAGAGTTTAAGAGCGTCAAGTATGCTCTCAGTTCATTATCATCAGCGGATGAAAATACATCAAGTATGCCAGAAAGTAGTCCGGCATTTTGTATTACGTCTCTAGCATACGTTGGCATGGATTATTCCTCTACTTTTTTAGATTTCTTTTTGGACTTTTTAGGAGCTTCTTCAGCTTCTTTCTTCACCTCAACCTTAGGGCCAGCTTTTTTCTCAGCTAGTAATGCAAAATAATTAGGTTGATGTCTGTATTTCTTACAGAAAACTTCATGAGATAACTCAAAGTCTTCTTTGCTTAATTCAGTCTTGAATTTCATAATAAAACCTCTATATAAAAAAAGCTGAGCAGGCAGATGCCCACCCAGCCACACATGGAACTGTGATTAAAATTATCCTTCGATAAGTGTTACGATACCTTCAGGACGAACTACAGTTGTTCCGAAAACGATGTCGAAACGAGCTGGGAATACGTCATTTTGGATGTCGTAGTCACGGATGTAACGAAGAGAAAGGTTGTCGATTGACTCAACAGATGCTTTATCAGTACCTTCAGGAGTTACTAATTTTGGAGCAGCAAATGTGATTGCATCTTTGTGGAACGCAAGTGATTTACGTTTAGCTTGAGCAACTACAGTAAGAGTAGTAGGAGCAGCATCTACGTTTTGACGAGCGTCAGCAGCAGAAGATACGATGTCAGCATTTACTAGGATAGTTCCTGCGCCAGCACCATCAAGAGTTACATCTTCAAGTACAGTTACGTGAGCAACTTGACCAACAAGAGCTTTCTTGTTTTGAGGATGAACAAGGTTTGCATTTAATGCATACTGAGTACCTTTAGCGATAACAGTTGAAGCACCACCAGCAGTTACTGCGATAGCGTTACCAGAGATAGAACCGATAGTTAGGATATCGTTACCAGTTGCAACAGAAGCAGTAAGAGGTATACGAGAAGACTCATACCAGTTAAATCCAGCATTCATACCAATTGAACCTTCGATGTAAGCTTTAGAGATTTGCTCTGGAGCTTGGAAGAAAGATTTAACTTGGTCGATGATTTCAACTTGCATGATAGTATCGATAAGGATACAACGGTTACCAGACTCAATAGCAAGATTATCAAGATAAGCTTTTGCTAGAGCGTAGTCACGGTATACTACTTCACCTGAAGCACCAGAACCATTGATAACAGAGAACCCACCAACAGCTTCAAGAACTTTAGTCTCAACACGGTCAGCAAGTGTGTTCATCATAGGTGCAAGTACACGGTCAGAGAAGTTGTCAAGGTCGTAAGACATTTCAACAGATGAGAATTGGTTATCAACACCTTCTTGGAAATCAAGAGCTAGTGTTACTTCTTGTTCAACGTGGTCTTCAACAGCTAGAGCTGCACCTGAACGGCCTTTGTATTGTGCAGGTTTACGAACCTGGATTGATTGACCTTTGTTATACGATTTATCACCGAAAAGACCGGTGAAACCGTCATGAATATTACGAACGAAATTAAGTTTTTCGCTCAAGATTGCGATGGATTCTTTAGTAATCCAACTT